TTATGACTAGATACGCTAAGAAAATCGTAAGACCAGAATTTTACGGTAAGATTATCGTTGATGGTTTAAACACTTTATAATCTTTGAGTAGATTAGATAAGTAATAGACTTACAATAAAAAGAAAAGGGGAGAGTAGAAATACTTTCCCCTTTTTTATTTATATAATTCATATTTATAGTAGTAAAACTATAAATTTTAGATATGTCCCTAAACTTAAAATGGCCAGGCAGTGGTTCAGCTATATCAGGCTCAACTCCATTTGGATTGTACGATAATGATATAGATTTCAGAAATGATGGCCCTAAAACGGCAACATGGGTTGCAAAACGATTAGGATATCCAATTGTTGATGTAGAATTATTGGATGAACAAATATATTCTTGTTTTGAAGAATCTGTTTCGGAATATTCAGCACAAGTAAACCAATTTAATCTTCGTAATAATCTTGATATTTTAAGAGGTCAACCAAAAGGTAGGGTTGCAAATTATTCACAAACACTTGTAGATGGTTCATTTTTACCAACAACAATCCGTATGGCCCAACAATATGGTACATTAGCCGGAGTTGGTGGTTCTACTGCTATTAAAAAAGCATATATTGATTTAATACCAGGTCAGCAAAAATATGATATAATAACATCGGCGGTAGATGTAGAAGTATTGGCAGCATCTGGAAGTGTATCGGCATCATTTTCAACATTATTTACAGGAAGTTCTACAATTGATGTGACTAGAGTATTTCACGAAGCAACTCCTGCAATTGCACGTTTCTTTGACCCGTATTCGGTTGGAGCACAGGGTACATTGAATTTAATGAGTGAATTGGGATTTGGTCAATTTTCACCCGCAGCACAATTCTTAATGATGCCTCTTTATGAAGATGTTTTAAGAATGCAACAAATTGAATTTAATGACCATATAAGAAAATCTGCACATAGTTTTAATATTGTAAATAATATATTAGAAATATTTCCAATACCAACTACCGGTACATTAAGCAGAATATATTTTGAATATATGAGTAGAGATGAATTTGAACATGATTCACAAACTATTCAAGCCGATTCACTTTCTGATTATTCCGACATTCCATATGATTTTATTCAGTATTCAAATATAAACGATGTGGGTAAACAATGGATTAGAAAATATACATTGGCATTATCAAAAGAATTATTAGGAGCAATTAGAGAAAAATATAACTCTATTCCAATTCCAGATGGTGAAGTTAGTTTAGATGGTGCTGCATTGAGAGCGGAGGCCCAAGTTGAAAAAGATGCACTAATAGACCAATTGAGAGATAATTTGGAAGAAATGAGTAGAAAGAATGTGATGGAAAATAAAACACATGAATCGAATCACCATCAAGAAATGTTAAGAAAAGTTCCTTTAAAATTATATGTAGGATAATATGCCAAAATTTATATCCAATAGAGATGTTAGTTTCTTCAAAAGTATAGCGAGAGAACTTGTAGATACCGTTATACAAAATACCTGTGTTTTATTTAAAATTAATATAAATGAAACCAAAGTAAATTTGTATGGTGAAGCTATGAATAAGACCTGGTATCCTGGTGTAGAATTATATACCTTAATTGCAAAAGAACCACGTGCAGTTCAATACGAAGGATTTGGTGCAGACACTTCTCAAAATATAGAATTTCGTTTTGACAGATATATGTTAGAAGAAAAAGAAACATATCCAGAAATTGGAGATGTTATTTATTTTGACAATTCATATTATGAAATCGATAATGTAAACGAATCACAATTTATAGGTGGTAATCCATTTTTAACGGATGATTTAGAATCTGATTTTAGTAGAAATATGAGTATAATATGTTCTACATTTATGGTTTCAAAATCTAATTTAAATATAGAAGAAAGAATTAAATAATTATGTCTACAAATCCACTAAGGCCCGATTTAAATAGAGGCAACGAAATAAAGTCTACAAAAGGAGATTTGAAACAGAGTATAACTTTGTTTGATATAGACTATGCAATGATGACATATTTGGAAGACACCGTTTTACCCAATATAAACGACAATGGTAAAGCATTAAAAATTCCAGTTATTTATGGTAATGCGGAAAGATGGAAAGGTGCAAGAAGAGATGGAATTTTTAGAGATAATAAAGGTAAAATTCAATTACCTCTATTAATGATAAGAAGAACATCTATAACTAAAGATGAAACAATGTCAATGCCAAATAGGCATGTATCATATCAGGGTATTACAAAATACTCAAAAGATAATCGATATGATAGATTTAATTTGTTGGGTAAATCGGTAAATCCAAAATATGAAATTTATAAAATAACAATGCCGGATTATGTTGAAGTAAACTATGATTGTATGTGTTGGACTTCATACACCGAACAATTGAATCAAGTAATAGAGCAATTAAACTTTGCATCATCCTATTGGGGAGACAAAGATAAGTTTAAATTTAGAACGTCTGTTGGTGATTTTAATGTTGTAAATGAGGTTGGAGAAGGAACGGAAAGAATTAATAGAGTTGAATTTTCATTAAATGTTAAAGCGTATTTACTTCCTGAAAAATTTGATGGTGAATCTCCTATTAAAAAATTCATGTCAACAAAGAGAGTTGTAGTTGCAACGGAAACCGATGTAACTGGAAATGGTAGATTGGAGGGTATGTTAACAACACCTTCACCATATTATGATAACAAAGATTTAATAGATTTTTTATCTTTGAATAATAGTAGAATTGAGCAAATACCAATCACGACACCACCAACGACTAATACTATAATATTCACAGGAATAAAATTAATAAAAACACCACCAGCATTAACATCAGTAGTAACTGCTGGAATAAGTGTTGGTAGTGATTCATATGATATAAAAGTTTATATAAATGGTACAAGATATTATTTTACAACACATTTTACAGTTTCAATAACTTCATCAACTTTTCAAATTAATTTCAATGCTGCAAATTTAGGATTTATAGTAGAAAGTAGTGATGAAATTTCTATAACAGGTAAATTTATAGATTTATAATGAAAAGAAGTTTACTGGACATAACTCAAAAGATAAGTAGAAAGGTAAATAAAGCTGTTTTAACTCCAAAAGATTTAAACGATTCTACATATTTTATTTTTGAAGCAAGAGGTTGGAGATTTGTAGAAATATTAAGAGAAGTTGAATATAGAATTGAACAAGATAGATTATCAGTTTATATAAACACACAGTGTATTAATGCCAGAGATTATATAGTTGAACAACATGGAAGTGGGTTATTTATTAAATTTATAAAATCTAACTTCGAATTTGAATTAGACAATGACGATTATATTGAAATAAAAGGTGATATAGAAAGATATGCTTAATAGATTTAGTTCAAATACGAAAAAACTAAATAGGATTATTCCAAAAATAAATCCTAATAATTTAAATGATGATTTATACATTACAGGTAGTTTATTAAACATTGAAATTCCAAATGCAACAAAATTTCAATCTAAAACAAAATCAAATCCAAACCCAACAAAACTGATAAATAACAAAACAACAATATATAATTTTCATCAAGAAATATTACAAAATAGTGCAAGATATAATCAGAGAACAATTGATGAATTTGATAATATTGAAAATACACTTACAATATTAAATGTTGCATTGGATTATGGAACCGAAGGTGCATCACCTGAAAATTTTGAAGTATTAGTATATGGTTTACACATTCCTGGAGATTATACAATTAGGGAAATTGAAAACAATGTTGTAATTACGTTGGGAAGTGAATATATAGATTTCGATAATGTAAGTGTAAATGATATTTATGTTATGGGTAAGTTGCTAGATATTCCAATTGCAACAGAGAATGATTTTAACATAACAACCGAAGATGGTTTGGATATAATAATATAATAAATGGCAAACGTAAGAAAACGAATATCAGAGTTAACGGAATTAACTTCCGCATCACTAAATACTACATTGGTTGGTGTTGATGGTGGTACAACTTATAAAATTGAGTTAGACACTCTTGCAGATGCCGTAACTGCTAGAGTAAACATATTAGATAGAGATAGATTATTATCTTTAGAAAGTGTAACATCTTCTTTTGAAATAAAAGGTAGAAGTGTAATAAGTTCATCTGCACAAATAACGACATTAGGATTTATTAGTTCTTCTACAACAATTCCAGCTGGAACTATATCTTCATCTGCACAAATTACATTATTTGGATTTGTTAGTAGTTCAATTGATATAAGTTCATTGAATTCATTTACATCTTCACAATCATCATTAAATACTGCATTTACAAATGGAATAAATGCGAGATTACAAACATCTTCGTTTAACGAATATACCGCATCACAATCCACATCATCATTGGTGAATAGATTGAATGCAATTGAGAGTGTAACGGGTTCATTTTTGACATCATTAAGTGGAGCAATAAGTTCTTCGTCTCAATTAACATCATCATACGATACAAGATATACTTTGAGTGGTAGTATTCCAAATATACCAACGGGTTCATTTGCAACAACTGGTTCAAATACTTTTATAGGTGAACAAATAATAAGTTCTTCTTTAATCGTAACTAATGAAATTAAAGGTATTGGAAATATATTTTTACAACCTGATGTTAATGATGCAAGATATTTTCAAATTTATAATACTGCAGCACCTTCGGGTAATGATATTCACTTTAAAGGTAATACAGATTTCAACTACTTTGGTGATGATACCAATTACTTAAAAATAGATGATAGTGCACAAACAATAACAATCACCGGTGTTAATGGTGTATTTGTTAGTTCTTCATTAAACGCAACATCTATAACGGGTTCAATAGCAGCAACCAATGGTGTAATAAGTGGTTCTTCACAATTGACATCATCATACGATGTAAGATATACTTTAAGTAGTTCATTTTCTTCAATATCATCATCATTTAATAGTAGATTTAATGGATTGGTAACTACTGGTTCAAACACATTTAGTGGGTCACAAATATTTAGTGGTTCAATGGTTGTTACATCAGGACAAATAATTGCATCTGCAATTACGAACAATAGTTCATCACTATTCCTACAAAGCGGTAGTAATTTATATGTTCAAAATAATGGATTAGTAGAAATTACAGGTTCATTAAACGCAACATCTATAACGGGTTCAATAGCAGCAACCAATGGTGTAATAAGTGGTTCAACTCAATTGACAACTGCATTCCCATCAAAAACAACGGGAGCTTGGTCGGTACCAGCAGGAGCATCTACACAAAGTTTTACAGTTGAACAAGGTGCTTCATATACAATGTGGGTAAATGGTAATATTCCAAATGGTATTATAACTTGGAACGCAACTGTAACAACATCAAATGCCAATGTTCCGGTAGTTGGTTCTCAATATGGTTGGTATTACACAGCAGGTAATGCATTAGTTTTAACTGCAATGCCTGACCAAATTATAGGTACAACTAATACTCTCATATCCTCTCCAACATCATACGCACCAAATACTTCAAATGTATTTAAGTTTGGTATCACAAATAATAGTGGGACAACCCAAACAATTAATTACGGATATATAAAACTATCATAAGTTATGCCAATAATATTTCAAAATGGATATACAATTACAGCAAATCCATATATGTTGGTTACGAATGGGCTATTACTTCAATTGGATGCAAATAATTCAACAAGTTATCCTGGTAGTGGAACAACGGTTTTTGATTTAACTAATTCGTATAATCATACATTGACTGGTGCTACATTTACCACATTGAATGGGATAAAATGTTTTGAGTGTACATCGGGAAATAATAGAGTTGTTGTAAATGGAACAGGCCCAACTTTACCAACAACAGGATACACCTATGTAACTTGGGCAAGATTGATAAATAATAATTCCGGATTTAGAACATTACTTTATACAAACTCGCCTAAATATACACCAATTACTATTCCTAATGGAACAAATACATTAGGATATTGGGATAGTGCATTTAGAAGTTCAGGATTTGACCTTATATCTTTTGTTGGGGTTTGGACTCAATACGCGGTAGTTGGAGATAGTGCATCTCAAACATTCTACATAAATGGTTCACAGGCAGGAAATACAATTGCTTTCGGTTCAGGTGGAAGAACACATTGGGGGTGGGGTAATAATGATACCGCCGGTCAACCTTTTGGGCATGTTGCAAATCTTTATTTGTATAATAGAAAATTATCAATTGAGGAAATAACACAAAATTATAATGCAATAAAACCGACTTACGGATTATAAGAATATAAGATATTTATAGGATATGGCAAACTTAATAAGATTAAAACAAATAGAAGGTAGTGAACAACTGGAAGCAGCAATAAGTGCAGGAGAAGCCATTGGTACCGGTAGTTTTGCATCCGCAGTAGACGTTGCAGTATCACAATCTTTACAAACATCACTTTCTGCTTCAATTATTAATATTATAACAAATAATGTAGGAGCAGTTTTGCCAGATGGTGTGGTATCCGGTTCATCACAAATATTTATTACTGGTACAATCGGATATAATGATATTGCAACCGACATAGAGGTGGCAGTTATAAGTTCATCAATTTCATCATCACAAATTTTAATATCATCTTCAATAAGTTCTTCATTAGCAAGTGCATTAAGTGGAAGTTTATCTTCGATAGCAATATTAAGTTCTTCGGTTGATAGTAGATTGGATAATTTAGAATTATTCAGTTCTTCATTGGATAATACATTCGCTACGGATGTAGAACTTTCGGTATCACAATCAAATTTAAATGTCGACATGGGTGAGTGGTAATATATAAAAATTAAATATATTACAACAATCTTATAGATATTTGATGGTTACTTAAAAAATTAATATTTATACAGAGTAAAACGAGAAATTTCTTAAAAAG